CCAATGTGACAACGCACTCCGCCGTGTTAAGACCTATTGCTGACCCCCTGAACATTCAGACTTGTCTGTTTGAATAAATTCAGAATCAGTTGGCTTGGGTATCTACAGGTAACTTTATTTTACATTGAACCACCTTTTCCATTGCTATCCACCAATTTTGGTAGGGATTTCTCGGACCTTCTTCACGCGTTTCAGCGCAAGGCCATTCAGAGCATCTTCTAGATGTTGAACGATAGCAACTTAACTTGATCAATCCTTTGTTTTAGTACAAATGTGACAAACTATGCCACTAACTAAATCACTGGTTAGATGAGGAGTTTCTAACATAATCCGGTACCGTCTTAGAAAGGTCCGTGATATGCTTCAAGACTCTTAAAGGAGATTCAGAGCTCAATTTACGGTCTTTTTTTGATTTTTTATCATCTAAATGAACTGTATAATGAGCCTCAATCGCCTCATATAACTCGATTTTCTCAAGCAACTCATCGATAGTACGAGCCTGACGTGGATTGTATTCCATGAAAGTCTTTAACTTTTCGAAAATGTCATCTGTCATCATTCCCATCGTGAAAAAATCGAATAAATCTCGCTTAGTAGAAGGATCAAGATCCTTAAACATCGGCAATAGATATACAAGAGTTTTTTCTCAAAGAGAATCTGTATCAGAATAGTCTTCGCCTGTTTCGATTGTAGACGGAATTTTCTTTTCCTGAAGCATTAGTATTCGTCCTTGTAGAAAGACTAATAACCATGCCTCTTTACGCCTCCTCAATAGTTCCATCTTGGGAGATAGAGCAAACTCAGTTTGTCCTTTAACCCAATATTGCTGCAAGATGGTGTATAAAACACTTTCTTTAAGCGATAATAAGATGGTACCGTATCAGGATTGTAGAGGGATCTTAGGATTATTTACAAGACCAATTAAATAAGAAAGGGAAAAAACCTTCTTATTAGTTAGCATTGTTAATAACGCTAAGAAACCAGGAGAAAGAGAACCAACCGAATATTTGCTTTCCCGTAGAAGACCAGTAAGATAATGTTTAAAGTTATTAAGACCTAATCCTTTTCTTAAAAGGAATTGAGTAATATTAGCTCTACCCATTAGCGAATTGGCATCTTGTAAGAGTTGTTTTCACGAAAGGGCTGAAACATCAACCCCTTTATGAGTAACAACTTTTGCAAATTCTACTGTCGCATTACGAGCTAACACGGATTTTGAAGTATTGATGGGAACTCCAAGAGAACCCATAATGCTCAAATACCGCATCGCAACCTCCGAATCGAAGATTACGATATCATCTCCTAA